GCACTGGACATACCGCCGCCCTGTGGGCCATACATGTCACGAACACTTCCATACATCCTACTAAATGGATTTTGTGGGAAACGTGACGCCATATTATCTGCAGTACTCCATGCAGCTTGGTAAGGGGTTGCCCCATTAGCCATTTGACCGAAGCCGTGGGCTGCCGTTCTTCCAAATCCACCACCCCAGTTTTGTGCGGCAGATTGTGCACCACTTGCTAAAGCTTGATGCATAGGCATACCATCCATGTAATTCATGCCTGCCGTAGATGCACCTGTTCCAAAAGCCGCAGGCATAGCTTGCTGCCAAGGACGATTTTGGCTAGGACTCATAAATTGGGAAGCCATTCCCATAGGATTACCCCAAGAAGGTGAGGGGCTTCCGCCACCCATTCCTGGAGCGGGTGCATAAGATGGACGGGCTGGAGCTGCTGGAGCTGCTGCCGCTGGAGCAGGTGCTGGAGCAGCTGCGGGTCTTCTATGTCCGCCAAAAAGTCCACCAATGGCATTTCCAATGCTGTCAATTCCGCCACCTACAAGGTTGCCTAATGCTCCACCAATTCCGGGAAGAATTGCTTTTCCTAGGCCTCCTAAAAGAGCTCCTAGGAAGAATTCTCGTCTACCAGTTTCTTCGTTTTTTGTTACTCTCCCACCAAAAGAATAGGCAATTCTATCTACTGCTCTTTTAGGAAGACCGACACTTAATGTATCTCCATATCTACCTTTTGCTGCATCTTGGTCTAGAGCTGAACTTAATTGGCTATAAAAATGACTTTTTTTAATGGCATTTCCGCGTTCATACAATGATTCAATTACATCTGGACGATCAAAGAAACTTGCGTCTTTAAACAAGACAGATTTAGAAGCACCAGGTAACATTTCAGGGGCACCTAAATAATGGGATAACTCTTCTACTTCAGAGGGGTTCATGTGAACATATTCAATATCATGCTGCATTTTTTTACTTTCTTTAATTGGAAGGAGGGGCTGCTGTAGATAATTATATACTACCTACTAGATATTGAAATAAGAAAAGTTCTGTCAGAGTGTAAAAAAGGGCCAAAACACTATTGTTTTACTATTTTTTTCACCTTTAGGGGAATTCGTTTATTCCCTTGTGGAATACTAATCCTTGTAAATTTAACTTTAAGAGTCAAATAAACAAGGTTATATATCCCAAGCTACTAAATTACTAATAAAGTCATAGGCCCATTTTCTCCATTCATCTTCTTTATAAAGAATAGAAGAGGGACTTGGAATAAAAGGAATTGGGGAAGTGTTATCTAAGTCATCCACCCAGTCTTGCCAGGTAGTAGTATAAACTGGAACGACAACAGGCAGTAAATCTACTGTTATTGCTCCAATCCAGTTTTCTAAATCCATATTTTCAGGAGAAGTAAGAATCATAATACTGATATAGGGGTTGGTCTTTCATCCCCTGCATGAATTTCAAGTAAGGGGGTTCCCATTTCATATGTCCCATCTTTATCATTAGACATAAATTTAATTAATAAATAATTACCTTGAACCCTTAAGTCACTCTTTACGGTTTCTTCATTTAATTCAAAAGGACCATAAACTATTCCAGGCATATTAGGATAAGCTCTGGCTTCTATTTGAAAACTCATTTTCCCTGTTTGAACCCTATCATGCAAAATAGTTTTAATAGAAATAGCGAAATCTTTTTCATTAGAAAGCATTTGAGGAGAAAGAAGACCATATTGCACGGAGGACGGAATGGCTATTTCACGACCATGCGCTGTTTTTGATGTTCCAAATTCATGTGCCCAAACCCCATATCTATCTATGCCAGAGGGTTCTTTTTCTAAATTAGAATCACTCATTAAAGGGTAAGGTAATAAATGTGAAATAGTCCCAGCTGTTCGGGCCCAGGGTGTGTCGTACCAAGATTTTTTAAGGTAATTATATACAATTGCATGATTAGGGAATTCACTATCACCTTTAGGGAAAAACCAAACAACTTCGAAGTATTGAGGTAAATGCATGCCCCACACTTTTTCTTGATTATTTAAGTTAAGGTTATTGAAAAACCATTGTTTATTATCTTCATTAGGAACTGCTTGAACCGTTCCGTTATAAACATAGAAATTGTCAGGACCAATCCAGAATATAAGATTATCAGTTTCTACGACACTCTTTGGCGATAAGATTGAAGAACCTCTTTTAAGACTTTCTGATAAGAAAGCACCTGAACCGGGTGAATAAACTGTCCGATACAGTCCATCTAAACTCCAAAATAATCCAGCTGGTGTTCCCCCACTTCGTATAGGATACCCCATGACTATTTTTGTCCCACCAACAATATTTTCTGTTTTCCAGTTGGTAGGATCTCCGGGCTTAGATGGGATAATAACCCCATTATTCCCATAGGCCATAGCTTGATCACCTAAAACGACTACGCCACCAGATACTTCTATCCCAGTATCTGTTAAAGGAGTTTGAAGATCCACGTTCCCATAATAGACAGGACGAGTTGTAGTAGAAGCAAGATCGCCGTTATTAGGCGCAGAATGTGCCAATAAATTGGTAACTGATACGTCATTAATTGACGTAAGTTGTGAAAATGTCCATGAATTATTATCATCAACTGTAAAACCAGCTGGCGTACGGTTTATTTCTACGGATGGTAATAAACTATTATCATAGTTAACAAAACTTAAAGTGTCAGGGCGTCCTAAATAAAGATCGAATCGGTCTTCTTGGGGGACAACATATAAATTAACAATTCTTCTATCATCTCCATGTTGGATTAATTTGAATCCACCCATCTTCAATGGTTTTCCTTGATAAAACCTAGTCCATACTGCATCTGTGAATTTTCCAGAGCTTAGGAGAGTTCCATCCCTGATAACGCCTGCTTCTGATCTAAGGGGTAAAATAGGCATTATAGAGCTGAACTGAAAAGTTTGAGAATACTAGTATATGGGATACCTTCAACATATAGTATGGGAGCTTGGGTAGCTCCTTCATTTAATTCTAATCCTCCCGTAACATTTGCATGATATGCCCCAACCTTGAAGGTTTCAACCCCACCAGTACTTACAACCAGATCTCTATTATCTTTTATACTTAATCCTACATCAGTCGCATTCATAAAAAATATACTTGGCTCAGCTGCGGTGCCGTCTGTTGAGCCTATACCATTAATCCCTAATTCGACATACGATACACCATTTTTAACTAGTTCTTGCCTACTTGAACTAGATCTGTACCACCCGAAATCTGTTTCATTCTCATAATTAAGAGATGGGTTAGATATTGTTCCATCTGCCAAATGAATAGCAGAAGTATCAATTAGTGTAGGAACTTCTATGGTATCAGTCCCATCATAGGTCACTAATTTCCATACATTTTGTTCAATTTCTATACCTGCTGAAGATGGGGTTTTAACTGTTAACGTATATGATCCAGTTGTTCCATTAAACACCTGCCAAGTATTAGCATTGTCTGGCATATCAATAATTACATCGCTTGTTAATGCACCAGAATATTTCTGTATCAATCTTTCTGCTTCGCTATCTAACATGTCAAATGTTCCGCCTGGCGATACCTCTTTGTCATTAACTTGAACCGTAAAAACTGTTTCTTTCCCTAACCCTAAAGTCTTATAATCCGTTCCATATTTCACAAAACTTACTGATTCTTGAGGGCTTAAAGCAAAGTTTGTAATATTATCAACTGTTCCGCCTCCCTCAACAGTCATATTCAATTGGCCTCCAATTATAGATTGGTTGTTAATTGAAAGCTTAAAACCGTTTGGAATATCAGTTATGGGTAAAGTGAAAATTGACGTTCCACCGGTATATATAAAGAACTTACCTCTATCTGCCGCGACGCCATCATGGGCAGTTGTTATTTCTTCCGTAGGATAATTAATATTAAGTTTCCCTAAAAGGGGTGTAAGACCCAACCCAGATAAAATAGAAGCATCAGCACTTGAAGTACCCGCACCGTTCTGAATATTTCCCCAGGTACCAGCAGATGTAGAATTATCTGTTAAATAAATTAAAAAGGAAAGACCTGGTGTGATTGCTGCAATGATCTCATTTCCATCATAATCTTGTAATACAAAATCAAAAGTAGAAACGTTTTTAATGAAAAGAGATTCGCCAGGAGGTGCAACAGATGCATCCGGCATTTTCAATATATAAGCCGCATCTTCCGACGTAACATCCATTTGGCGTGACAAAACAAATTCACTGTTTTGACCTAATGCAGGCCATGTTAATTGTGTTACGGCTGTTGAAAGGGTAACTGGTGTATACGTACTTTCAGCCGTCTGAACAATTGAGTTTCCAAAAACATCTATAAAAGCCATTATACTAATCCTGCTGTTAAGTATCCATCTGTGATTCGAAGGGTATTTTCAGCCAATATTTTCTGTAATTCCTCAGCATATTTGGCGTCGTATACTTGTAATTGTTGTGTGTTTCCCGTGAATTCATATACGTATCTTAAGATACCATATATTAAAAGTTGGGGTATATAAATCGTGGACCAGTTGGTTTGGTTGGTTTCATCTAATAAAGGTAATTGGACTATAATACCTATTCTATAATTATACGTTGCATCTGAGGTTGGTCCAATTATCCAATGACTGTACCCATAATCTGCATATTTATCTGGCTCACCTTGTACTGTAGTATTCGGGTGATCTTGTTTTAAATTTTCATAAGTTCTAAGTTTCAGTGTCTTGCTTTTATTTCCATCAGATCCAGCACCGATTTCAAAGGAATCTGTTCCTTTCCAACGTGCAGGTTTTTGAATAACATATTGTCCAGCAATAAGAGGTTCTGTAGGAGGATTAGTAATATATTCTATGGCACCCTTTGTCTTTACATCTAAGGACAAAGTTTGTTGTGCCAACATAATTAACGTAGGAAGATTAGCTTCTAACAAGACGTCGTCTTGTTTATTCACCCATACAGGTATTAGATCCAGCAAATTATCATAAGTAAGAGCAAATGCCATTATAACCCCTCTGGTATATTAGCATAGGTAATAAAGTAATCTATATCACCCGAATCACCACTTAAGACTAATTCATACCCATCTGTGAGATAATCAGTATCCTGGTAATCTATAAAATTATAACTTTCACCGTCCAGATTGGATGCATTATGAATTGAAGAAGTATTTGCAGGGGTGGCAATCTCTCTAATAGAAAAAACCACATTATTTATGACAGTCGTTGCATTTGTAGGTGCCGCAATCAACGTTTTTATAATCTTTGGTGATGTTGCTCCACTTAATACTACTTCTGGTGAAGTTGCTACATTCCCAACAGCTGACGTTGTAATACTTGTTAAATATCCAGACGGGTATATATCATATTCAATGTATAAACTCCATGTGACTCCTGTCGCTTGGTTTGTAAGAATATCTAAATATCCCTTAGTTAGCCAAACTGATGTATCTAGAATATCTTGAGCCCCTGTTAATCTAGGATTATTCTGGGATTGCATAAAAATTGTTTCTGGATTAGCACTTCCCACATCTGCCTGATTAATTTGAATAAAAGCAGATGTTCCAATAAATCTTAGTTTCCTAATATATATCCCGTCCCCTACTGTTTCTTCTAAATTGATAGCGAGCGTATCGTTTGCAAGATTATTTACTTGGGTTCCAGTAATGACTTTATTTCTTTCCGTATTCATTCCTTAGTCCTCATCTCGGTAAGTAGGTTGTGGAAAATAGGGGATAGGTCGAGCATTTTTAAGGGGCTTCATTTCTGGACCGACTATTTTTACATAGGGTAACTTATTGGGAGTATCAACAAAATCTTTATGCACCATGCTTCCTGTCCATACCAGATTTGGACCAGAATATTGCATTTCTTTAACCAGATCTTTATACTCAACAATGAACCCAGACCTATCGCACAATGCCCAATTGTCTCCAGATTTCCAATTATTGAAGTTTCTTTTAGTATATGAACGCATTCCAAACATTTAATACTTCCTTATGCTATCTATGCCACTGTAATTGTGATGGCATATTAATATTTTGTTGAATAGGTACTTTATTCTTGTCCTCTTTCGAAGCAAACAAGAACGATTGTTGATATAGTTTTTCTAATAAAGTAATTCTATTCAGATCTATTTCTGGGTTTTTAATAGCTAGACGAAAAGCTAGTTCAGATACTATTGCTTCGTAAAATCTCTGGGGTGCATCAATATTTAATATTAAGTCATCTGTATCTTGGAATTTACTATAACCACTATAAAGTAAGACTTGCTCTTGCTGAGGTATTGGCCACAAAAGAACTGATTGAACAATTCCCCTTCTAAAAACATATTGATTAGGTGTAGTAGAAGTATTTTTCCCAGCTTGTTCTTGGTATCCAGATTCTGATTCTTCCGAAAGTATTAAGCTATTATTCGATGGAACGCTAAAATAAAGTTCTGCTATATCTAGTGTTGCGTCGCCTGTTTCTCTAATACGCCATTGCCGAGCCATAACCGGCAATTTCAACATTACCCATTTTGTATATTGCTGAGGATAAGATTGAGCTGGAATTGTTTGAACTTCTGACCAGCTTATGCCGTCTAGAGAACTTTCAACCACTAAATCATAGGTGCGTGTAACAGCAGACATAATACCAACCATTCGGATGGTTTTCCAAGCTGTTCTATCCGACCCATAATCATATGAAATATTGCCATTTTGAGATGTTTGCGTACATGAATTGGTAATATCAGTATTGAATGCATTACTAGCCACGCCCCCAGCACTACTTGATCCTACACCACTCAATAAACGTGTAGGTGTATTCAAGCTTACTGTTTGAAAAGATAGAAGAGAGGGTGGAAGTTCGTATATAGGCTGTCCAGCAGTTAACTGTAAGGCGTATTCATTAAGATTAAACACATTATAATTTTTAACTGACCATTCAGACAGCATGAAATTTAATGAGCGTAAGGCGGTATCTTTTTTTTCACCTGAAACTAGGTTTGCTGTTAGACCGACTCTTTCCCAGGCTTCTTCAATAATCGTACTTATATTTATATTGCCAAAATTATAAGTGCCTGATGTAGTCATCACATATCTTTCCGTGCCATCCTAGGAGGAAGACCAGACGTACGTTTCTTAACACAACCACCTGACTTTAGCTTTTGCGCTGGAGCTATCTGGTTCTTATTTTCAACAAAACTTCTATAACTTGGGGATACACCTTGCGATGATGCTTTTTGAAACCTTTTTTTCCAAAAATCTTTATATCTTCTGCCACCATCCTGAATCATTTTAAAATCCTCCGCTTAAGTAAGTTAATTGTAAGCTTCCTGTATTAGCTGGATCATTAGTGGCTGTTAACTGAATCGCCGTTGAAGGATAATTATAGAAGCTTTCTTGTTGAGAAATATTTGCATCCGTCCAATCAGCATTTAATGGATCAAATGTTAAATTATCATAATTATTCATTAAGAGTGATTGAGGGCCTTTAAGAATTGTATAATAAGGCTGCAATGTGGAACTGACTGTATATTCAATTGTTCCTGTAACTACCGCACCTACAGTATAGGGGGCACTTCCAATTTGAATGAGTTGTTGGGAAAGTAAATCACTGACTCCCCCAGGTCCTATTCCTACTGAAACATCAGGAAATGAATTATCAGATGTTACAGAAATAATATCTTTAAAATAGTTAGTAGTAGAAACTGTTCCTAAATCTGGACCAGTTATAGTTTCACTAATTTTAGTTCCATTTACTGATCTGCCCGTAATAGTAAAATTAGCACCACTGCTAACAACTGCACACGTTAAAGTAATAGGACGATACTGGAAATCAAATATTTCTGTCTGTTTGTTTCTTATGGTAAGATTTCCAGCACCACCAGATTGGGTTTCAGCAATCAATGTAGTGTCCGGCGCAAGCCAATTTATTATAAATGGACGCATTTTCTAATTACCTTTTTATCCTTGCCAGCCAACCCAACCAGTATCGTAGTTAGGGTGTCCAAATACTGCAGCATCATTAATTTCATTATTTATATACGACCAAGGGGTTGTACCGGTATTAAGAATAGGAGGTTGGAATACTGTATTAATGTTACCGCCAAAAAATCTACATGATAAGGATAAATGAAGAACTTTTGCACCATCAGAGGGGGTTGGAAGATAATAAATTCCACGTCTATCGGAACTCGTAATAGTTGCAGGTTCGCTAGATGCTTCAAGAAAATTAATTTTAAGTCTGGCGTTTATAGTTTGGGGCAAAGCCGCATCAGCTACCGTGATATAAATATCATAACTATCATTCCACATAGGAAGACCTAACCCAGCATAGCTATCCACGAAGAAAGGAAGCCCAACTCCATCATTTGTTCCAATTTCAATTGTACCACCTGATAAACCATTTGAATGAATAGCGGTTATGTATTTAAGAGAAACTAGAGTTGATATGTTATTATTTCCCAATGGAAGAACAACACTA